CAAAGATAAGATTGCCAGAAGCATCTTCTGTAATTGTCCAGTTATCGAGGTGATAAGTCGCGGCGTGGTCATTTGTTTGGTCAAACGTGACAAGAGAAATCCAAGCATCGTCGTCGCCATTCCGCATCTTGAGGATTTGGTTTGTGCTGTCATACCAGAACTGATAGGCAAATGTCGTGCTGGGGGCAGATGTCCCGGCAGATACAGATGCCAATGCTTGCAGTGCTGAGTTAAGGTCAGACCGGAAACTCGGAAAACCCTGATTAGCAATTTCAAAATCATGTTGGCTCATTTTAAGTCCTTACCTCGCCGTAGCCCTTCGCTACATAATCAAATGTTCTGTCCACATTAACGCCCAAAGCGTTATAAAAGTTCACCGTGAAACCTGTGCGGCTCTTACTACTTATAGCATAATAATCGCCAGTTGCCATATCTTGCGCCGCGATTGCCACTCCTTGCAATGATTGAAACGCTGGTGAGAATGTTACCACCTTTGCGCTTGTGCCACTAGCAATGTCTTCATCAGCACGCACACTGTCTGGCATGTCAATCGTGACTGACAGTTCTTCGACAGCAGGGCTGGACGTTACATCATTTGATGACAGTTCTGCCTTGAAGCGATAGGCACGGGCGGTGTAATCGCCCACCACAAATTCTTTGTAATCTGACCAGCTTGGAGAGCCAGACGGGTCATCGTTAGTTGTTGAGACAAACAGTTGCACGTTGATGTCATCAAAGGCAGACGGGTCGCCATCGAAGTCGCCAAGACGAGCATCAAAGTTACCCGGAGCATCGTCGAAGAAGTTGACGAAATCCAACCGCAGCACTTTCAAATCGGCTGTCAGGCGGCTTGTGTATTTAGCAGCGAGGTCAACATAGCTATCAAATTCGTAACTGCCGCTTGTCACTTCTGTGGCAATAAAGTCATCAAAGTTGCCTGTCGCATCATCAAAGTTGCCCGTGCGGCTGTCAAACTGCAATTCCGAGCCAAGACGCAAAACATTGTTTGCATAAGTCACGGTGTCGATAGATGTGTTTGTTTTTGTGCCAGAGAACGCTGGGTTTTGTGTTGACGTTTGCACTACATTCAACTGCTGCAACTCACTGATTGCATTAACCACGCTTGTCGCGTTTGCACTTCGGTTGCCTGATGTATCTACAGCGCGGATGAAATATGTGCCAGTTCTTGCAGGGACAGTCACGCTAGTTGTTGGTGCTGCAATACGAGGCACAAGGTCAACAGCATCTTGGAAGTTTGCCAACGACAGGTCTTTGGTGTGCCTGATTTGATAGTGGCTCAAATCCAAATCCCCAACAGGCGACCAGTCCAAGTGTGCTTCTGCGCCGACAATGTTGATGTGAAAATCCGTTACATCTGCCGGTCTTGCGGTCTTGCCAACAATTTGGTGGTTGAACAAGGTAAAGTTTTCAGACCGCACACCCAAAGCGTTAATAGCGAAAGCGCGGACGTTGTATGTTACCCCGTCTTCAACATTAACACGCTCGAATATATTGCCACGCGCTCTGCCAATGACTGTATATTCTGTTTCAGTGCTTTTTTTAGCTTCGACCTGATACTTGTCGGCAAAATCGCCACCACCAGTGACGGTTGCAATCATCACAGTAGTCGCCACATTGTTAATGATACGCAACTCATCTGTCACCGTCAGGCCAACATCGCCAACCTCAAACGGGCTTGGTAGGTTTGTATTTGGCGCGGCATCAAACGCGGTTTCGTCAATAGCCGCGTCCCAATCGTAAATGTTCGACGCGGTTTCACGCAAAATCAAATCAATGCCAAGTGCGGGTGAGCCACCATTGGATGCGTCATAAACAATCGTCCACGACTGAACGCGGAATAATTTGCCGCTCCAACCAAAATCGTCATCTGTAATCGCAACCGTATCACCAGCTTGCAGCCTAAACGCTGTCAGCTTCGCCGGGTAGCGCACGACAATCTCTTGGCGCGATGCCAGTAAATGTATCTTCGCCAGTCTTTGCGCCTCACTGGCAGTGTTTGTAAACGCCAAATCAAGCTGCGTCGATATTGTCTCGCCATCTTCTGCAACATAAGCACTTGATGTTATTTCGGGGTAATCCGACAGCTTGTAATTATTGTCGGGGGCAAGAAATGTCCCTCTGACTGAATTAAATCGGTCGCGCCGAGATGTCTTGGTCAATACTTCAATCGCGCCACGGCAATCATCTTCATCAATCGTAATTGACGCGGCGCGATGTTCACCAGCATTGACATACCATTTGCCATTTGTGCGAATAAGGTCGCCCATCATGCAAGTCAGCATATTTGTAATGACTTCGCTTTTCTTTGCGCCTGTGTCGATAACGCCGTTTATTGTATATCGCGTTTCTGTGCCTGACAGCGTTGTAACTGTCTCGTTGCAGACATTCTTCGCAGTAGTGAAGCTGGCGGCGTCAAAATCACTTGCCGTGCTGTTAAAGCCAAACTCGCTTGACAGGAAATCACGAACAGCCAACGCGGGGTTGGTTGAATATGATGTGGTGTCAGTGTCGGGGTCATACAGCTTTTTGCCACGCACCAGCATACTTATATTGGGTATGCCCGTCGGGAAGCTGTCAGCGTGATATTCAAACCGCGCATAGACATATGCGATGCCATTTAAGATGTGGTTTGATGTCCATCTATTACTTTCGGCAACAAGGTCTGCGTCTGCTGCGGTTTGTGTCCCGTCGTAAAACTTAAAACGGACTACAGAACCCTTGCTATCCTTGCTGTCGTAATATGTGCCACCAGTAGAAACATATCTGGCAACGCCAGAACTGTCGTTTCCTGATGTTGAAAGTGTAACGGCCTCATCATTCAGATAAACAACCTTAGACACATCCAAATCATTAAACCGTGCAAGCTGCTCACATTCATGCGAGGCGACAGCCATAACAACGTGCAAATATTTATTATCATCAGTGACATCCATAAACACGATGTTGCCAGCCGCTTTGACTTCGCCATAAATCAGCTTGCGATTGCCTACAGGCTCTCTGACCATAAGGTCACGGCCTTGCGCTTCTTGCTGAAACTTGGCTAGGGCTGCTGCTGCTTCGGCTGCGGCACGCTCCATTTGCACGTTGCCATAAGCCGTTGCTGTTGCTGCAAATATAGCTGCACCCGTGCTGCCGCCTGATAAGATAGTCGCGCCGACAGCAAGTGCCGTTTCGAGCGGGTTTTCAAAAGCTGCTTTGGTGATGTCCTCAATGTCTTCGAGGGCATCCTCAATAAATCCCCAACCCATTAAACTGGCCTCCCCCAAGTAATGTTCAAGTCTTGAATAGACGGAATATAATCCAGACCCTTATCGGTGGGGTGGTTAATCTTTTGGTCTTCTGGCGTGTAGCGGCGCACACGGCTTCGGTTTAAGTCAATCAAGCTGCTTTCGGCTGTAATAGTTAAAGATGATTTATCGCCAGCTTTAGCAATCGACATCGTGTCCATCTTGCCCTCAAACACCATATACGGGTCGGCAATCACCGCGCCAGATGTATCTAATACGCCCAGCCATATCCTCATCGGTTCGCCCTGAAACGCCTCCCCTAACGCCAGCGATACTGTTGCGCTGTTTAACGCGCTGAGTGTAATGCTTGCGCCGTTAGCCTGTAAGTCTGTTGTTTCGGTTGCGACATCTATATTGAGAAAGTCCGCAAGGCCAGAAAAGGTATTGCTGTCAAATGTGATGTCGCCATAGCCTGTCCAATAACGCAGCACCGTTGCCTCGTCGTCATTAAACTCTAACTCGATGGCATAAAACGGCGTTAAGCTATCACCTTCAACCTGTGTCTGAAAGCTGGAAGAAATACTGCGCGTCATAGTGCCTCCACAGCACTGAACGACAATCCATAGATGCTGGCTTGGTCAATGTTAAAAGATGTTTGGTTGTTAGACAGACGAAAAACACCAGTCGTGTTGGCCGCAAAAACACGCTCTCCATCTGCGTGAATAGTTCTCAAGTTAGGCCAAATATCGACAGTGACTTCGCCACTTGCGTTGCTGTCTGCGTCGCTCAGAACTTTATATAATTCTGGCGCAACGCCAATCTGCAAATAGTCGCCAGCTTTCAAATAGCCTGTTATAGATGCCGTGGCTTGGTCAATGTTAAGCGAATTGCCAGACTGGCTTGCGCCGTTGACTTGCATAGCGTCGGTCGGATAGTTCTTAATCCCGCCACGCGGCGTTGTCGCGTTAGGGTCGCCAAGCAAGAATGTGCCGAATGACCCTTTTAACTTCATCAAGAACGAAATCCATTCCTCTGCTTCGTCGCGGTCTAACGGTGGAAGTGTAACCATTGCTTCCCAGCGTTGCCCGGCGTGTTGCTGCACTTGCTGTTTAAGCGTGAACGGCGATGTCGTAATGCCAATCGTGTTACGCGCGGTCAACGTTATATTTGCGATGCCTTTGGTTGTTGGTAGTGCAAGCGGGTAGTTAATAGCCATAATTAGTTTCCAAACGAATTAGCATATGAGCCGCCACGACGCGATGCTTCCAGCACTGCTGACTTGCTGGCTTCTTTAATCATCGGCAGCATACTCAAGACCTCTGAGCGAACAGCAGATGCGTTGTCAGAATTTACTGTCAGATTGTTTACAACACTGACACCACCACCCATTTTGTTGTTAGGAATGACTTGACCGCTAGAACTTGGGGTGAATAGTTCCGGGCCTCTTTCACCCACCAAATATGTCTGACCCTTACTTACCGGGCCACCTGTGGCGCGCGTCAAGAAGCCAGCTATGCCAGTGCCAGCAGTATTCGCCGTTCCAACAGCGCCGACAAGCCTCTGAACAATCAACACTTGGAAAAGCTGGTCAATGATGCTTGCTGCCATATTCTGAAAAGCTTTGTTGACGCTTTGAGTTCCCTTAACAATCGACGTAAAGCTTTGTCCCATTGAAGACGCTATGCTTTGCGCCAGATTGTCCCCGGCTTCAAGTGTTAGGCCAAAGGTTTTGCCCAAACCAGCCGTAGCCATTTCCACGGATGAAACAGTTTTGTCCAACTCCTGCATGGTAACATTAACAACCTGTCCAGCTTGAGCATATTGCAGGAGCATACGGACATTCTCTCTGCCAGCGTCAGTAAGACCCTCCATGCCTTTTACGCCGTTGAGGCCAGTGTCTTCCAGCAATTTATTAACAAACTCAATGCTTTCTTTTGCGTCCTGCATAGACATAAGTTCGGGCATCGCAGAGGCAAAGGCTTCAAGCTGCTTTTTGGTCATGCCTGTGCTGTTTTCCAACTCCTCAAAGCTGCCACTTAAAGCCTCTAGAGTTCCGCCTAGAGCCGCACCCAGATACGCACCTTCTCTCGATACAAGGTTAGCTTTGGCAAGTTCTTCCCTAAACGGTCTCAAGCCCTTCCGAACCTTAACAAATGTCTCGGTAAGCTTTAATTGCAATAAAGATTTCTCGGCCTTAAACAGACCTTTAACGCCTTCCGTCACTTCGCCATACTTAGTAGCCAAGAAAGCGAACTGCTCTGACGATGTGCGACCTAATGCGTGGCTCTCCGAAACCAAGCTATTGAGGTCATCAACCTCCTCGGAGAACGTCTTTACCATCGCTCCCGACTTCATATACGCATTGCCAAGTGCCGCGACAATGGCAACACCAGCACCAAGAAGCGCACCAGTCGCACCAAAGATACCTAAAAGCTGTGAACCCTGTTGACCAAAGGCTTGAAGCGCACTTGTGCCGCCGCCAACCTGAACTGCAAAGTCACCAAGCTGATAACCGGTCTGTTGGAGGCCAGACTTCGCAAAGCGCGACATCCGTGTAGTGTTCTTATCCGCTACTGTGCCGAACTGATTTTGTATTTTGCTGGTTTGCTCTACGCGCTTGCCAAACTGGCTTACCCCAGAGGAAACCTTGTTCAATGGCCCGGTTGCCTTGTCCAGCACGGCAATGTTGATATTAAGGGTCTCTGCCATCTTCGGTTTCCTTTAGTATGCTAAAGTATGCGACCCATTCATTATATTCATCAAGTGTTATTTGTTCAATCTCTGCTATCGTTTTCCCAAGACGTTCTGCTAGGGATATGAGATTAAACCTGAACGGGTCGCTCCTTAGTTTTTTCCCTGTTCCTCAACGCTTGCCGCGACAAAGATAGAGCCAAAAACAGTAGCAATTAACTCAAAAGGCTCTCCGAGCATCGGTTGTTTGTCTTCCAACGTAAACAGCTTTTCGCCGTTCTCATCTTCTGCCTTATGAATAATCATGTCAGACATAGCTTCCATACTAGGGCTGCTCAAGAAGTTTGGGTGCTTTCTGACCATTCGGTCAACATCGTGACCAGTAATAGCCCCAGCATAAATAGCCAAAGGTTTACCGTCTTCACCCCATTCATCAACCGCAACCATGCTACGCTCTCGCGTAACACGGTTAGCGGCGATGCGCTCTCTTAACTTAGACATTTGCCACCTCTCGTCTAGTTATTAAACATCAGTTTTTGTTAAAGCACCTGTGCCTTGAATTGCAATAGACATAGAAACCATACCATCCAACGGCGTGGTAATCGTGCGTCCAGTGACAATAGCTGAACCAGAATAGTAGTTCTTGTCTTCCGTGCCGGTTTCTGCTGTGCCTTGCGGATACAATTCAAAATCAATAGTCGTGCCGACTTCAAGACGCTCTTGTTCAGCATCGGCAGGGTCATACTGAACTTCAATCGAACCAGTGAAGGTCTGCATACCAGCTTTATATACGCGGTTCAAAGAACCCATGACGCTTGCGTCAATCGTATCTGCTGTGCTTTCAATCGTAAAGTTAGTAACTTCGGTAACAGCCGCGACAGTGCCGCCTTCGGCTGCGGTTTTAACAACACCATTGTTGCCAATATAAGTAGTCATTTTTCAGTTCTCCAAGTTTGCAAACTAAGATGATACTAGGCCGCAGCCTCAATATCGTTTTCAACAGTAACATATGTTACCGATATAGTGAAGCGCGCAACACCAACAGATTGGTCGCCATCGCCATCATACTCAACATCAAATCCATTTATCTGGGTGTCTTTAGCATAGCCACCGCGAGTGATGTCTGTGTATAGAGCCTCCTCGACCTCCACTGCAATAGCATCCAAAGTGTCATCAATAGATGAAGTCCCACGAACATACGCCTCGACCGCAACATCAAGTTCACGGATTTGAGTTCTTGGCTTGCCTATCGTGGCGTATTCAGTGGTTTCGCTTTTGGTGTAAATGCACAAGCCCGGCAGCTTGGCGGTCGCCAGTGGAAATAACCGCGTTTGATAAACGCGAGAGCCGGTCGTCGTCAGACCAGTCAATGTCGTGGTTACGTTATCACGGATGCTCTTACGGACGTGTGCCATTAGTCTTCCTCAAGCGCGAGAACTGTAACGCCAGTTCCGTTGTCTCTTACCACTCGGATTGTGTAGTCTGTTGAGTTGATGACAAGGGCATCTCCTTCTGCTGCATTAACAACATCCGAAGTCCGGCAAGTGAATATGGGTTGCTCAACAGCAAAACCAACAGTGCCACCAGCGTCAGCCTCGTAAAACTCTTGGTCATATATTCCCTTCACAGAAGAAGAAGAACCGCCCAGAGGGGTATAAGTAGCCGTAACGCCGAAATCATCTGCGCTAAAGAATACCTCAAGTTCTGTGGCGGTTTCTACAGCCATTAGTCTTCGCTCTCTACTGCTTCTTCTTTTTTCTTGATGACTGGATTGGTCGCTTTCTTGGCAATGCCACGGGCAACCAGTTTCTCGGCAAATGCCTTATCAGTATCAATGGTATCGCCAACAGCGAATGACCCCAGACCTGAAATAGTGCATTTCTTAGCTGCTACGATTTTCATAGATTACTCCGTTTCGGGAGTGTCGAGTTCAGTCACAGCCCGGTTGGTTGCTTTCTTGGTTGATTTTACTTGTTTGGGCTTGGGAGCATCTGTCTGCTCTACGCGACCCATTGCCAACAGTGAAGCCGCTTCGTCTGCTGCGATTTCAATAACGTCACCCGCTTTAACGCGCTGACCGGCTACAACTGTGTTCTTGAGAATAAGATAATACATAATTTCCACCCTTAATGAGAAAGGTCAGGAGAGAGGCCGAAGCCCCTCTCCATCACTCTAATGCTTACGCACCGTCGTTGTTGACAGCAAAGCTGACAGCATGACGGACAGCAACGTCAACAGTTTGCAACGCGGTAACAGTTACCGTGCCGCTTGTGCTGTTGCTGTATGGGTCTGCAACGATGTCCAAGCCACCGTAAAGACCAATCAAGCAGTCTGCGAAGTTACCGAAATACAGGTCGCCAGCAGTTACTTGGTTAGACACAATAGCGTTGTAACCGTTGATTTGACCGTCCGGGCCGACTACGAACTGGCCTGAACCGGCGTCTTTCGCAGTTGTTTTCAGCGCACCATACATGGAGGCTGGCAGGATGTAGGCCAAGTTGCCCAACAGAGCGTTGTCTTCGGCAACGGCAGTTTCCATTGCAACAACTTCTGCGAAGGTCGGGTTGGCAGCAGCAAAGTCAGTCGGGTTGTTAATGCCCGAAGTGTTTTTGATGCCTGTAGGCTGACCCGAAGAACCAGAACCTTGCAGCGCGCCGTTGTCGATTGACAGGGCGATACCTTGAGCAAGGTCGTTACGGATGAGGTTCTCAATGTCCAAAGATGACTGTTGCATCATCAGACGAGTGATTTGCGTATGTGCGCCAACCACTTTCGGGGACATTGTGATTTGACCGAATGTCGGTTCGCTCTCACCAGATGCAGCACCTTCGGTAGCAATCCAACCAGCAGACGAAGCGGCTGATTTTTTCGGGATTGCAACGCTACCTTGCAGACCGTTCAGAACGGTTGCGCCAGCAGCCATAACGCTTGAGGCGTTACGCAGAACGTCAACGAAATCACCGCCACGGAAGTCTTCGGCAATCAAGCCAGCGTCGTCAGTGGTGTTGATGTCGCGCTGCGCCCAAGAACGCAGAACTTCGGTCGGAAGCATGATGCCACGAGCAGAACGACCAGTTGCGCGCTGGGCGGCTTCTGATACTTCACGCTCAAATGCAGCGTCTTCTTGAGCCTGACGGTCAGTCGGATTTGCCATTGCACGGATAGCGCGCAGAACGGAAAACTCACGAACTTCGTTTTTGGTCAGGCCGACTTCGGCAGTTTCGAGGGGCTTGTCGCCAATGACTTCAAGCAGTTCACCACGGAACTCGCCCAAGTCTTTGTGTTCGGCAACAGCTTTGGCAGCAAGGTCGCTGCGCTGGTGTTTTGCGCCCAATTCGATGATTGCGGCGACTTCTTTGTCACGAGCAGAACGGGCTTCTGCGGCAACAACGTCTTTATCGAGTTCTGACATTTCTGTCTCCTTTGTTTCGATAACAGTTTCAGTTTGGGTTTCGGTTGGAACATCTTTTGAGCGTCCTACGCCGACGGACACGTCAGCTGGGATACTTACAACAGATACCTCCATAGGCGACCAAGATTTGACGCGGTAGCTATCCTCGCCTTCTCGCTCCATTTTGTTGACTGAATAGCCAACACTGATGTTCGCACGGATGCCATCCGTAACGTCATCAAAAACCTCTTTAGCCATTCCGTTCTTACCGAACCGAACTGTTGCTCGCAACACGCGAGACGAACCATCGAGAGTTACATCCTCTACCACGCCGATTTGTTGGCGAGGGTCGTGGTCAAGCAGAAGCGGCGCACGGCCTGACTTCAAGAATGACAAATCCACGCTTTCATCTTTGTGGTCGAGAATTTCTTTGCCGTAATTGCGCTCAACAGGTTCTTCACTGGATACTGCAATTTTAACTCGGCGTGTTTCTTCATCAATCGCGCCACTGCTCATGTCAGTGGAACGATGCTGGATTTCCGTGGGAGAGACGCGCTCCTCGTCAGATGCCTCAACTTCGGCTTCTTCTTCGGCTTCGTCTTCTTCACCTTCGTGTTTTGCATAGACGACCGTTATCGTCTCGTCGCCATCTTCTACAGCCACGACATGACGTTCTTCCGTCTCGCTCACCTCGGTTACTTCTTCAACGATTTCCTCGATGATTTCCTCAACGATTTCCTCGCTGGTTTCTCTAAGGTCAGTCATTGTTTCAAATCCTATATAATCAAAGTTATCATCAGAGCGTTCTTTGCTCGACATCGGATGCCCTGATGGTAACAAATCCGTGTCATGTTTGCCAGAGCGGAATTTTCCGTTGCGGAGGACGTATAAAAAGCTATTCACGCGCGCGTATGCCCACTGGTCTGGTGAGGATACATTCGGGCGAACACTGCCGGGGTTAGTCTTATATGCGCCAACGCCACGACGGAATACTGCAACCAAAGTTCGTGTGCTTGTTCGCTTGGATGCGGTGTCGCCAACCTTCTCATTGTGGTCAGCGGCTTTCTTCGCCAGAGCCGTGCGAACCGTGTCGCTTACTTCCTCGGCGCGTTCATCTTTGTCGATAATCTTGACCAAGCCACGCGCCCATCGTTGTCCTGCGTCTCCGCCCCACAACGCCCAAGCAATGCGACCATTGGACGGATAACCCTTTTCACCGGGGCGGAAGCCTTCCGCTTTCTTATCTACTTCGTGGCGAGAGAAGAACGAGTGCATACGCTTGACGGTGCTTTCGGATAGGTTCTTTCCACCCTGAATATCGCGCGCACGAGCAATGCCGACCTCAGTTCCACCACGACCGAACTCGCGCCGCCATTCTAGGCCACGCTTGGCTTCTTCAACCATTCCGTCAGTCGGCTTATAACTCGCCATCGTCGTCTCCGCTTACATCAGGCTCGGCTGGCTGCTTAGTGCCAAACGGTTCAAATGCCATCTTGAGGCCGTAGCGGTCTGCCATCTCTTTGTCGCTTTGGATTTGCGAGAACAGTTCCTCAACATCACGACCGTAATTAGCAGCTACGTCATTCATGCTGATAAGGCCATTATTGATGGCGGTGACTGCCGCGTTAATCTCTTTGAGCGGGTCAACCCAAGCAAAGCCACGACCACGGAAATGGACGCTGCTTGCGAACTTATTGAACTTCGCTTCGGTGGCTGGGATGTTCATCGAACCGAAGTCCAACGCGCTATCCAACCAAGCTGAGAACACTGGCTCACAGAAATGCTCAATGATAAAAGATTGCAGCATTTTGTAATGGTCGCGTTCCTCAATCGTGCCTTGACGGATAGATGAGTAGGAAACGCCAGTCAGGTCATTCGCCAAGCTGGTGTAGGACACGTTCAAGCCAGACGCGATGCCGCGAAGAACTGCTGCCTCGAACTCACCAAACGCTGTCGTCGGATGTGTCGGGTCAATCATCTTGAAGTCATAACCTTCGGGCAACTGACTGTAAGAACCCGGCTCCATGTCCACAATCGGAACGCCATCTTGGTCTTCGTCGTCTCCGACAAACTCATCGCCAGACGGTGTGGTGATGACACCGAACTTAGCTGCGGCTGCACGAGCAGCTACAAGTTCCGCCTCACGATAACCGCCAAGCATTTTCAAGCTGGCAATCACTGGCGACATAAACGGCTCACCGCGCGTCTGATGTTGACGTTGCTGGATAAAGATATGAATAATCTCGTCGGCAGGAATTACTTGGTATTTCTTTTCCTGCTTGTCCTTAATGAAGAACGTGTCATTCGGGTGGCTGGTCAGGACGTGATAGGCGACAGGACGCTGGAACTCGTCAATCTCTACACCCATACGGATTTGGTTGCCGTTCTTGGCTCGACCATTCTTGTCGTGGTCAACACGCTCTGGCTCGATAAACTGCAAGCTGAAACCATCTTGATAACGTCGGTTCTGCACTTTCTTGACAAACACTTCGCCATCACGAGCAAGTGCCTCGGCCACATAACGCTGGCAATCTTTCCAAGACATGCGACCCGAAACTTCTGCGTTGCCCATCTTCGCCCAACGCAAAAACGATTGTTCGACAATCTGGTTACCGCGAACATCAAGAGAGGCATCGTCATTGCGCGCACGAACTTGCAGTGTGAAACCACTTTCGCCAATCACATTCGTCTTAATCAAATTGAGGAAGCGTTTTGCATACTCGTTGTTTCTGGCGAGGTCGCGGCTGCGGTTGCGAAGCGTGGGCAGAGCCAAACTAAGTTCCGCATCTGCGGAGTTGTTACTTGCCAAGAAGTCTGCAAAAAGCCGACCAGTATTCGCACCAGAGTAGCTTCTGTAAGCTGGCATCTTGTTGCGCTTAGTGGGCTGCTTATTGCGACCGAGAAAATCAAAGAACGCCATTTTAGAACCTCAACAGGATTGTGCTTTTGGGTTTACGCCCGTGCGTGATAGCCTCTTGACGTTTGATAGCCGAGACTTCACGGCGATAATAGTTGCGCCACTGAACCAACTCATCAGGGGTTAGTTTGGTCAACGAGCGTCCAGCGATTGAGTAGCTGGACACATCGCTATCGGCTTTGCCTTCGAGTATGCTCTCAATCTTGCCAAGCATAATCTCTGCGTGATGGCGCGGGTCAACCTGATTGTCGAAGTCGGTCGAAATCTTAATCTGCCCACGGTCAACAACGATACGCTCGTTATCGCTATTACGCTCAATCTCTAGCTGGTAATGATAATCTCCGACATCATAATCAGAAGATGTCGAACTAGGCACACTGAATAAATAATCATCATCGAGAGCAGTGGCATCAATCTTAATCTCTGTGCTGCCGCCAGTAGAGATGCGCCCAACAAAGCGCATCGTATATGCAGAGTTGGAGTAGTCTTCGGAGAACTGAGTAATCTTGAACTGAATAAAGTCGCCAACAACAACCTCAGTCGGAACTCCAGTTGGTGCGTTTGCGCTGTCGAATAAATTAGCCACGGCAAGCCCCTTGCGTGTAGAAAGTCTGTTTCTTTACTCGCGCTTTTACACGCTTAGAATGACGACCCTTGCGACGAACCCTTAACTTTTCACGCGGCCCGGTAACTGCCATTTTGCGTGCCATCAACGCCACCCATTTACAAAGCCGCCTTCACGACGAGGCATTTTGCGCCTCACGTTCTGCTTTGGCTTGCTATCCAAATCATCATCTGCTTTGGCCTTCATAGACCTTTGCGCGATTATATTAACATTGACACCCACTATTGACAATGCCGCTAAAGCGTAAACTCGACAGTCGAGTGCTTCGTTCCTCGGACGCACTTTTACCCACTCTCGACGGTGAAATCCCTTGTGGTATTTCTTGACGACTTTCTCTGCTGTCAGCATTGCGAAATACTCGTCATTGTAAATCTTGGGGAAATGGCAATAGCCCGGTCCAATCTCTTTAATCTTGAGGCGCGAATAAATTGTCTCTTTCGCCGTATCTACCCCGATAGGAAATAGTTTGCACTTAATATGGTTGTTAGTCGAGGGTCTTCCGACAATAGGTTTGCCTTCACCGCCAACACCTTTGATGGCGAAGATGCGGCGACCGAGACGAGGCTTGCAGAACTTGTAAACGGCTTGAGTGTGATGACCGCCAGTGTCAATCGCTGCGGACTTGATGTTTAATTCTCTGCCATCTTCTGTGGCGAATGTAAGGGTTAGATAGCTATCCAAGTCACCCCAAACTTGCCCCGACGCTGGGTCGCCAAAGAAGGTCTTGTATTCGACAGACCAACTTTCTTCATCGCGTCCCCAACCAACAACCTCCATCTCCAACCTATCATCCTGAACGTCAATACCCGCCGTAAGAAACACAACCTCTTTAGGAAGCCGGTCACTGGTGTAATCTTCGCGGTGAGATGAAATCTGAAAGTCGTCCAATCGCTCACCATCGTCTTCCCAGCTTTCGCCAAGATAGGTGTTTACCCAAACGCGAAGCGTCTCAGGTAACTTCTTGGCTTGTAGGAAATCTGCCACGGCAGACGAGAGCGGTGTCCACGGGCTGCATAACCCAGACAGTCGGAAACCCGCCCTTCCGACAAATGGAGCGGTGGCTCTCCATTCCCCTTTGCGGATAGCTTTATATCGCGCCGCATCATCCCATGCCCCGCCACATTCTTCGCACGCATAGAAAGCCGTGTCTGGGTCTTCATCAGTCCAATGAACATTAGACCACCGCATAACCTGATGGTGTCCGCAATCGGGGCATGGCACATGATACTCACGTTTGTCCGTGTTTTCAAATAGTCCCTCAATGCGAGATGAGTTGCGTATAGTCGGCGTTGAAACAGCAACCTCTTTCCTATTCCAAAACGTAGCACTCCGTTTTCTTGCAAGGTCAATCGGGTCGCCCTCCGAACCAGCAGAAACGGGAAAGCGGTCAACCTCATCAAACAGCACCACACGAATTGGTCGGCTGGCAAGAGACGCAGGACTGTTCGCGCCACACATAGTTATGTGTCCGCCAAAGAAGTTCTTTTTGAGTGTCGTGTTGCCACTGTCGCGCGCCTTTGGGTCGGCAACCTTACCTTGCAAGACCGGGCTGTCTCGCAGCATAGGTGCAAGCCTATCCTTAGAGAATGTCTGCGCCATATCCAAAGTCGGCTGAACCAACAGAATTGGTGAGGGGTCTTGATGGATGTGGTATCCTATCAGGTTTAGCAGCATCTCTGTTTTGCCAACTTGCGCGCAAGACATAATCGTTACGCCCTCAATCGTCGGGTCGGAAACTGCGTCCAGTATCTCGCGCTGGTATTCGGCTCGGCTTGTGTGCCATGCGCCAACTTCGGCGGAACTCTCTGGCGAAAGCTTGCGGAAGCTGTCCGCCCATTCACTTACAGAAAGCTTGGGCGGCGGTTTCAACGCACGCGCGCTGACGTTAGCTAGGGCGAGACTAAGCGTCTTCGTCTGTTGCTTGCGGATTGTATCCGACCAACTCATTCAACGCCTCCTCAATCATGTCTTCAATGATGGCTCTCGCCTCTGCTGGCTTCTCACACGATATTACAAGAGGCGCAGCCTTGCTAGGTATAGAAAGCAATCTGGTTCTGACCGCCGAAGCTTGTTTGCCAAACTCTTTCGCCACGCTGCCTATCTCAACAAGGTCGCCTCGGAGTAGGGCGTTCTCCATCTCCTTCGCATCGGCCTGTTCCTTTGCCAGTCGCGCGCGTTCTTCTGCTAGGTCTAGTTCGCCAGCGCGCAGTCTGCCAGCGGCGACTTCCCTAATATGTCTGACGTATTCCCTCGTCGCCTCCTCGACATCATACTGCCCTCGCGGTTGCTTGGTAATAGTGCCACGCGCAACCAAGTCATTGACCATCTTAGTCGATAGGTCGAGTGCTTTGGCTATCTGAACGATAGTCCCCATACGTTTCTCCATTTCCACCTGTCACAAGACATACCATATGTAGTGTGCATCGCCAATCCCCTATGAGATAACTTGTG